TACCTCTTTCAATAATATATTCTCCATAATCAAAAAATGCCATCTGCTGTGTGCATTCGTGATGTATATCAGACCAAAATGATCCTGGTAATACTTCGAATCTTTTATCGTAATGAAACAACATAGGTAATTGCAATACTGACCACCCTTTAGGAGTTTTTAATCTCCACGGACTTATTGCTTTAAGTACCATACTGTATTTGTTAGGATCAGGTAAATGTTGTTGGAACTGTAATTCGCCGTGATTAGTAAATTCAAATCTATCATCTGCGGATTCAACATAATAACTGTGATCTTTATTAATTGTAATTTTAAAGTCTGTCCACATTCTTAACACATACGCTTGTTTAAAAAATTCTGCGTATGCTGGACATTGTTTTGCAGTTTCTACTCTGCCGTTAGCACCAAAATTGTTGTAAACATCTTTTACAGCAGCAGGCATTTCTTTAAACCAATCTGGTATACATTGTGTAGCAGGGACCGGCGGCGCAGTATGTTCTAAACCTTTTTCTACAGACCAGAATTCAATAGTTGGTTGTGTTTTTTTGAACCAGTTCATTTCTTTTCTTGCTTTTTAATGATAGTTTGATGCTCTTTGTATCCACCACTGAACTTGCCTGAAAACCAATAGTATTGTTTTTCTTCTAAACGTTTCATCTCATCGTCCATCTCACGAACTTCAAGTGTCATTTTTTCTCTTTTAATTGGCACGTACATTGCTAATGGTGTACCTCTTGGAATCATATATTCGCCATACTCTTTAAATGCCATTTGTGGGTTGACTTCATAATGTATATCAGCACTCATTACACCAGGCAATACTTCAAATCTTTTATCAAAGTGATAGTGTAAAGGCAATTGCATTAAATCATATCCTTTAGGTGTTACCATTCTCCAAGGACTATTTGCTTTAAGCACCATTGCATATTCGCGGTTATCTAAATGGTCTAAAAATTGATTATCTAAATGATTTGTAAAACTAAAAAGTTTTTCAGGAGTCTTTACTTCCCACGTTGTATCTTCATTTATTTTTACCCATAAGTCGCACCACAAATATAAAACAACGCCCGACTTATAATAATCAATAAATGCAGGACATTTTTTTGCTGTGCCAGGATGTCCGCTCCATTGTTCCATTATTTCTTTAGGCATTTTCTTAAACCAATCTGGTATCGCTGCGGTTGCAACTCTAGGAGGATAGATTTCTTCTAATCCTCTTACAGTTGTGTAACAGGTTACTAATGGTTGTTTCTTTTTAAATTTGTTTTTAAGCCAATTAATCATATTTTTACATTTCAGTAGTTGTAAAATTAAAAGTAAGTACACATCTTGAATATGCATCTGTAGGTTTACTACTTGAATGATAATGTTTACCGTTAAAAATAAACATCTTTCCTTTTTTAGGTGTTGATGTTGTTAATATTGTATAGTGATCAGATGGTTTTGTTTGATCATAAACAACAGTATCGCCATCGCTGTCGTTTACATAATATAATCCTGTCCAATGAGGACATAAAAAATCTAAATGTGGCTCATCGCCTCCATCAACTGCATCAGCATTTGTTACCATCTCTTTACTAGTATTGCTTGGCACAAGCAAACCGCAACGCAGTCTAAGTAATTTTACTAATTCTTGTCCTAAAGCATCACCCATTGTGTACCAAATAGGAAGTAGTGATTGTAAATGATTACTTGCAGTAGTTCCTTTTGGTAAATCAGGACCGTCATTTAGTGCAAGATGTGTAAAACCCAAACTATATGTATTGCTATTGTAATAATGCTCGTGATTAGCAAACCACGGAAAATCCATACCATACATAAGTCTTTCTACTTCGTCTTGATAGGCTCTAGGAAGTGCATTTTCAACTGTTATATGTTCCATAAAACTATTTATGGTGCTTTTTTACATAGACACGTTATCTTGGCAGTCGGATAAATACTATACAACAAGTTTGGATCAGAGAAAAATATGGCAAGATTACCAATTATTAATAACTTAAGAGTAGTACCAAGAGATACCGATTTTCTTGATAGAAAATTGGGTTTACGTGGTGAGATTTTTTACGATAACGATAAAAAAACTTTACGCTTGTACGATGCACAAACTATAGGCGGTACTGAACTTGTAAAAGAAGATTTATCAAATGTAACTAACGCAGTATTTGCTGCAAAAGCACTAGCGGCAGGCGTAGGCGGCGGCGGAAGCGGCAGTATTGAAGTAGGCGATAGTGCTCCAAGTAGTCCTGATGAAGGCACAATTTGGTTTGATAGTTCAACTGCAAGATTGTATGTATATGTAAATGACGGAAACAGTGCCCAGTGGATTCAACCAGCAGTACCAGCATCAACAGGTGGTGGCGGAGGTGTATCCAGTTGGGGAGATTTACAAGATAAGCCTACAACATTAGGCGGTTATGGTATTACAGATGCTGTTCCTAAAACAGGAGCAACTATTACAGGTGCTATTGATGCTCCTACAGTAGACGCACACGGATTAAGATTTTATTATCCAACTACAACTGACTTTCCAGATGCAACTACATATCACGGAGCAATTGCACACAGCCACGCAGACGGAGGAATGTATTTTGCTCACGCAGGCGGATGGGTTGAACTTGCAAACAAATCAGAATTAACAACATACGCAACTACCACAGCACTTAATACTGCTACAGCAAATGCTAGTAATTGGGACACAGCATTTGGTTGGGGCGATCATTCGGGTGTTGGGTATCTTACAACAGAGTCTGATACACTTGATACAATTACTGGTAGAGGCGCAATTACTACAAACACAATTACCGTCGGCGGATTGAATACTTCTACATTTAGTGACACTGGTATTGGTGCAACTGAAATTAACAGTACATCAGCAGTAACAATTACTACTGTAGATGGTGCAAGATTTACAGGTGGACCTGTAAGACTACCATCGATGGATGATACTGCACGTAATGGTTTAACTGCTGTGAACGGTGATATGATTTATAATACAACTTCCAATAAGATAGAGGCTTATCAAAATGGTGGTTGGATTGAATTAGACACTGGCGCGGCAGCATAATGAGTGAAAGAGAATACGTAGTAGTCGTTAACAAAGGTGTTAACTTAGCAGAACTAGAAACAGAACTAACAGCAAGTTCCGGTTCAGGTCCTATTCCAAACAGATCAGTTCCAGTTGCAGATGCAAGAATTGGGTCAACAAGAATGACTCACTTTATGCTTACTGCTGATGAAGCAACTGAACTAATGAAAGACGATCGTGTGTTGTCTGTAGAAATACCAGTAGGTGAAAGAACAGATATACAAATTGGACATAACCTAACACAAGGTGGTTCAAATTTTAGAAGAACAACTGTACACGCAAACACAGATATTAATTGGGGTTTAGTTAGATGTATAAGTGCATCTAATTCTATATATGCAAACAATGTTGCACCGTCAGTAGATTACACAACTGGTATAGGCGGTAGAGGTGTTGATGTTGTAATACAAGATAGCGGTATTCAAGCAGACCATCCAGATTTTTTTGATAGAAATGGTGTTACAAGAGTACAACAACTTAATTGGTATACTGCAAGTGGAATAACAGGAACACAAGATGCAAACTTTTACGAAGACTATGACGGACACGGTACGCATTGTGCAAGTATTGCCGCAGGTTTAAAATATGGTTGGGCAAAAGCAGCACACATTTATGCACAAAAATTAGCAGGACTAGAAGGAACTACAGATCCAGGCAACGGCATTTCAATAGGTAATGCATTTGATGCAATTAGATTATGGCACAATGCAAAGAATGATCCAAACGATGCTGCGTATACAGGAAGACCAACAGTTGTAAATATGAGTTGGGGATATAGTGCAAACTTAACAGCAGACCCTTCAAGTGGAAACTATAGAGGCAATGCTTGGGTTTGGAATCCAGGTGAATTCCAATCAGGATATGATTCAAGATCAGGCTTATGGAGTTCAACAGGCGTAGTAGACAAAATATTTGGCACTGGTACAACATTTACAATTATGCCAGTTCGCGTTGCATCAGTTGATGCTGAAATAGATGATATGATTGCAGCAGGAATCCACGTAACAATTGCAGCAGGTAACAATGTATTCAAACACGACATACCTACTGGAGACGATTACGATAATACTGTTGTGTTTAGTGGCACAACATACAATTATCATAGAGGAAGTTCTCCACATAGTGATGATGCAGGTACCTACATTGTAGGTAATATAGATTATCATACTGAAGAATTAATTGGCCCAACTGGTACAGATATTATTACAGATTCAAGTTCGCGTGGACCTGCAATTAATATGTTAGCACCAGGTCAAGAAATTATGGCTGCAACAAGTACAACTAATAGATTTTCAGATTTTGATTACCCAGAAAATACAAGTTTTAAAATTACAGCAATTGGCGGAACTAGTATGGCAGCACCTCAAGTAGCAGGTGTAATTGCACAACATTTAGAATTGTTTCCAACAATTACGCCAGCACAAATGCAAACAAGAATAAATGCAGATGCAAAAATTGATACAGTTTACACAACTGGACAAGACACAGATTATGATTCTTATCAAAATAGTTTAATGGGTACACCTAACAGAATGTTGTACAGTAAATACAGTCAACAACCTTTATCATTTGCAGGATTTGCAATGACAACAGGAGCATCAAGTGCTACTTACGCATTGGCAGCAGATGTAACAAATGTAGATGAAGGCGGCACAGTTACATTTACTTTAACAACAACAGGATTAGGTGACGGAGTTACAGTTTCTTATGCTGTAAGTGGAATACAGTCAAGTGATTTAAGCAGCGGATCACTATCAGGAGTATTCACTGTTACAAGTAATACTGCAACAGCAGCATTTACACTTGCAAACGATCTTACAACTGAAGGTGCAGAAACATTAACTTTATCATTGCTTAACGGTCAAGCGTCTCAGGCAGTAACAATTAATGATACAAGTGTTACACCTCCAGCAGCAACTTATACACTAAGTTCAGATGTACCAAATGTAAACGAAGGCGACACAGTTACATTTACATTAACAACTACACAAATACCAGATGGAACGCTTATTCCTTACACGATTACAGGAGTTACTCTTGCAGATATAGGTGGTTACAATATAGATGCACAATACAACAACGGTGCAATTATTGATCTTACTGGCGATGGTAGCGATTTCTTTAGTAGAGAAGTTACAGTTAATGGTGTAAGAATTGTGGCGGCAGGAACTGTCGGCGGCCAAACAGCAGTGCCTGATGCCTTTGTTGAAAAGGTAGCACGTATGTTTGAATTGTTTACAGATCCAAATGGTGCAGGCATTAACGAAACATCACAGCGTACATTTATTAAAACGCTAAGTGGTGACGCAGGAACTTATCACGCAGCAGTTGGCCCAACGTTACAACGAGTAGCAAGAGGTGCTGGTGCTGATTACACACCAAACTTCTTAACTGATGCAGGTATTGCTTCTTATAACTTGTCACCACTATTTGATAGTCACGTTGCCAACGATATGGTTTGGTATCTAAACTCAACTGGTGATGCCCCTGGAGACGGCGACAATGATGCACAAGAAGTAATTGAACACGTATTTCATACATTACATATGCACGGTCTTGACGCAGTATCATTAAAGATGTATCCATATATTAGTACAGACTGGGCAAGTGGTCCACTATATGAGGCTATGGAAGAAGCATACGATGCAGGCAAATGGGATTCATCAGGATATGGCGGAAACGCTTGGAAGACTGATGGAGATGCATTTGAAGTAGCGGCTAAGGAATATTTGTTCCTACTAAACTTTGGTATGTTTGAATACTCGAGTCTATGGGATGGTGGAAGCCTTGCTCCTGAATGGACAGACGATATGCGTACACCGTCTGGTATACAAACAAATAACCCATTAGGTTACGCATTACATAATACATATATTGCTCCTGTTATTAGTAAGCCTTCGTTGACAACAATTAGAAATATATTCCAAGACGGTGACACAGGCGATCCGACAGTTGCAGGAGCATCGGGATATGTATCAGATACTCCGGCTTCTTTGACTGGTAACTTTACAATTACTAATAATACTGATACTTTAGCAGTTACGTTTGCAGAAGACAGCACAACAGAAGGTGCTGAAACAATTAGACTAAGTTTGGATAATGGTGAAGACTTCCACGATGTTACAGTAAATGATACAAGCATCACTCCGCCAACACCAGACCCAACATATACACTATCTGGTCCTACAAGCGCAAACGAAGGCGATACAATTACAGTAACTTTGACTACTACTAACGTAGATGACGCTACAGAGGTCGCATACAGCGTTACAGGCGCCATTGCTAGTGACTTTACGAGCGGTACAACACTTGGTAATTTTACAGTAAACAACAATACAGCACAAGTAAGTTGGACACTTGCAGCAGATTTAAGTACAGAAGGTACAGAGGTTATGCTTGTAAGTTTGGATAACGGAGAGGATACTCATACAATTAATATTCAAGATACTAGTAGAACTCCTGTTTACACTAACCTACTTAATGACTCAGGCAATGGTTCAATAAATGAAGGCGAAACTGTAACATTTACTCTACAAGGTACTAATATTCCGGAAAACACAACAGTACCATATACTATTACAGGTATTTCAAATCCAGGAGACACAGATACTCCATTAAGTGGTAATTTGACAATGACTGCCAACAGTGCTAGTCTTGCAGTGACACTAAAAGAAGATACTACAACTGAAGGTGCTGAAACACTTACATTTACACTAGGTGCTACTGATAGTAATGGAACTTCAACAGGTGCATTAAGTGTCAATATTAATATTGTAGATACATCAGTTACATTTGTTCCTGATTACACAATTACAGTAGAGAATAGCGGAAACAATTATTTGTTAAGCGGTACTGATAGAAGCGGATCTTTTGCAAGTGCATCGCAGCCTGCTTTAACATTTAATACAGGAGATAAAGTACAGTTTGTAGTTAATTCTGATACTGCTAGTGGACACCCATTCTATATAAAAACTACACAAGGTGCTGGACTAGGTAATCAAGTAGCAGATGTTTCAGGACAAGGAACAAGCCAATTAAATTGGACTATTGCTAGTACAGGAACATACTATTATCAGTGTAGCATACACGGTGGTATGAATAACACAATTACAGTAAACACATAAATACATACGAGGTAATATTATATGGCTATAAACTTTCCAAACACACCAGCGTTAGACGATACGTTTACTGACGGCGATACATCGTGGCAATGGAATGGTACATCTTGGAACTTAGTTACAAGTACAGCCAATGTTACTCCGAACACTTTTAAGACAGTTGCAGTAGCAGGACAAGACGATGTTGTAGCAGGATCAGGACAAGATACTCTTACAGTTGTTGCAGGTTCTAACATTGTTATCACTACAGATGCAGCAGGAAAAAGTGTAACCATTAACGGCCAAGCAGGTGGTGGCGGCGGTGATGTTAACCAGAATGCATTCAGTAATATTGCAGTATCAGGCTCAACTACAGTTGCAGCAGATGCAGTTACTGATACATTAAATTTAGTTGCTGGGTCAGGTATTTCACTTTCAACAAATGGTACAGACAGTGTTACAATTACATCAACTGCTGGAGCACCTACTTTTGGTACACTAACAGATGTACAAAGTGCAAGTTTAAATTTAGGTTCAATCTACTTACCTGCAATTACTAGATTGGTTGTTACTAACAGCGGTAATTCGTCATATAGATTTGATCAATATGGTGCTAGTGACAATCCAACTGTTTATTGTATTAACGGAACAACAATTGCATTTGATTTACAACAAGGTTCATCACATCCTTTCCAAATTCAAGACCCGATTGGTAATCCATATACAGGTGCTGGTTTAGTACACGTTTCAACAAGTGGAGTAGTTACTACAGGTACAGGTGCTAATGCACAAACAAGCGGAACATTATACTTTAAGATTCCTTCTAGTATATCAGGCGGATACAGATATCAGTGTACAAGCCACGCTGCAATGGTTGGAAGTTTGTTTATTAAAGATATTGCTTCGCTTTAGAAGTTTTTAGTTAAATCATCAATTTGTTTTCTAATACTAGAAATAATATCTCTTGTATCATCTTGATTAAACTTTTTAGCAGTTTCAGAATTCATTAGTAGTTGCTCGTGCCATCTATCTAATTCTTGTACTTCGCCCTCTAGTTGTCTTAACAAATTTGTCGACCTTAATTTTGCTTCACCGTCAGGCATATTATTAATTCTATCTTGAAACATTTTTTTCTCTTGCAAATATCTCGGATTCTCTTTAAGAAGCATTTTCTAACTCCAATACGGTTTCTATTTTGGTCCTAATTAAATTATTATTTAAAGTATTTCTCAGACCATTATGTATATTTTTGGGCAAGTGTTCTAGTGTTGCCCAGCAAAAAGTGTCTACAACAGTTGGCATAAATTCATTATCTACTAAACAAATATATGTGCTATATTCAAAACCTTTATCTCTTGATAGATAAAGTTCAATAGGTAAAATTTTGCCTTCTGAAAAATCTACCATCGCTTGTTTACTATCTTCAAACAATGATTTATTTCTTGCAAATGTAGGTACAGTCCACTTTTCTTTCTCAAGAATAAGCAGTATTCTTTTTTCTACTTTAGATAAAAATAAAAGTCCGGCACGTTTTTGCATACTATTAATTATGCAGGGTCTGGATCAAGTCTCCAATATCCTGGTGAATATTCGCCTTCAAATGATTTTAACCACTGTATGCCATCCCATTTATATTGAATACCTGTTCTAATGTTTGTTACATATGTTGTATCTGCTGCTTTTGCAGTGTCAAATACTGTGTTCCAACTAGAACCGTCCCATTCTACAATGTTATTTTGTAACAATTGATACGATGTTTGTGTTGAACCGTCAGTGCCCTTCCAAGCATCTGGACTTACACTGTCTGGGTCGCCTACACTTTCTAATAAAAGATATCTAGTGCCAACAGGTATATTTGCTAAGCCATTCCATTTGTCAATAGGATTAAATGTAGTTGGATTAACAATAGCATCAATACTTGTGCTTTGTGCTGCTGCTCTAGTTCCTTCTATAATTGTATTAGACGGAATAGTATCTTGGTCAAATGTAACTAATAATATTTTAGGGTCTGTTGGATGAATTGCAAATGTGCCTGCCATTTCTGTTCCATTAGGTTGTCTAAAATAAATTACACTGTTTGCATTGAAATTACCTAAACGTGTAAGTATGGCATTCCAATCATACTGTTTATTATTAGCAACAGATTCTTTTTCGCCAAGACCTACGCTTTCAATTGCTGCATATGGATCAATAATTGTTAGTTCGTAATCGTATGGTTGATTGTTATTAGCCTTAAACAGTAATACAGGAAATCTTGGATTGACATAAACTGTATTACTACCGTCACCGTTATAAACAAGCGAACTAATGTTTTTAACATCACCATCTTCAGTAAATATGTTTGCAATAATACTTCTAATAACACCTAGTTTTTTTACTTTAACTGGTGGAGAAATCCAAATTGGAATTGTAAAATCTAAACTACAAATATCAATATCTGATTCTGTACCTGCAGGAATTGATCTTGAACTAAAGTTTGTACTATCTAAATATACAACACTTAAACTTGTCCAGTCAACATAATTATCTGTTGTTTGTATTTCTAGAGCAGGATTAAACAACACTAGTATCTGTTCTAGCAATTGTAATTTTTGATCTGTATTACTTGTCCATATATCTGCTTTCATAGATAAAGAATACGGTGTTGGCATAAGTCTTTCTACAGTTACATTCTTACCTTGTTCGCCTGTATATGTTCTTGTGCCATCGTCTTGTTCAGTATACCTACGTTCTCTTATGTTTACTTTACTTGTAAATGTAGGATCAGAAAGTCTAGTTGGATCTGTTTGTAATCCTGTTACGTAACAAGCCATACGTGGAACTGTAGGCATTTTGTTTTCAGAATTTTCTCTGATAATGTTTGCTACTTGACGTGTAAGATCACCATACATCACTGGTACAGTTTGTTGCTTACCATCACCTGCTTCATACTTAAAGCCGATAAAGATACGCATAAACTGAGTGACATATCTTCTTATCTGTCCGTCATAGAAAAAATCCATTACTTACTTGCCTTTTTAAAATTATGTTTAAATGCGTTGTCGTCACCTTTTGCTGCCGCTGCTCTACGTTGCTTAATTTTTACAGCAACTGAATCTTCTTCAGGTTCAGGAGGCCGTCTTTTCACTGTATGTTTTTTTGGTCTGCTTGTTGCAAATCCTAATATTTCATCAATACGCATTATTCATCTGCCTCCGGTTTAAGTGCTTTAGACAGACTTTGTTTTTCTTTAACTGTCTTACCATCAATAACTTGTGTGTTAGTGTTATTAATAAATGTTGATTTGAGACCTTTGTTTTCTCTAGCATCGTGTCCAGCAAAGTCTTTACCTGCTGCAACATCGCTTGGTCCTAAGTGGCTCATTGTCATTCTTACATCATCCTCAACCTTGCCCCATCTGCCTTTCTTAAATATGAAAAGTCTTGTTGGTTTGTAATCTGTTCTAAGATGGAATTGTCCTTCTCCTGGATTCATTGGGAAAGCAATACCTTGTGTAAATGGTGCACCGTTTGGTGGTATTCCATCGCCTACAAGATAACCATCATAACCAGACATTTCTGCGTTAGCCGCAACCATATCTGCTGTATAACTTGTGTAAACTTCATCACCATTATCATCATATATAGGATTACCATTCTTATCAGTTGATGGTATTAATAATTGTGTGTCGTCTGCTGTAACTAGTTCGGCATTGCCAACTTCGTCACGCTGTAGTGTGTAAAATTTAGTTGTATCATAACCACTTTGCGGAGCATCTTTTTCTGCTTGATCGAGAACTGCTCCTGTAATTTGCATTTCTTTTTCGTAAGTAGACATAATGTCTTTAAGTGTATCTGCAAGTTTCCAGTCACCGCCCGGTGGTGATGCAGTAGTTTCTGCAAGTGCTTCGTATTTTTCTCCATTGTAAGAAACAATGTCTCCAGGGAAGTAAGTTGAATTGGCATTGTATTCGCCTTTATTATTTTCTTCTCCTGCAACAGCATCAAGAATATCTTTAAACTCTTGTGCGTCTACTAGTGGTTTACATTTTGCTCTGTATAAATGAGGATACCAAGTTACAGAAAAACCTTCTGCTGCTCTGTTTACATCTTCAATTACATAAAATCTTTTGAGTGCATAATTTAAATCATTTAATGCATACTCGTCCTTTAAGTGTGGTAATTCAATTACATCACCTGCAATAAGTTTTCTGCCTAATTTTTCAACAGTGTCATTAATATGAAATGTAATGAACAATGTGTCGTTTTGTAAAAACAAGCCAAACTGACTAAGATTAAAATCTACATCATTTACATTATATACTCCACGTAAAACATATACATCAGGATCATACTTACGATCTCTATTTTCAAGGAATAACATATCCTGAATATTTGTAGGATCATTTGCGTTATATTTAGGTGTAGTAGGAGTTTCTTCCCTGCTAGTTCCAGGTCCTAGATAGCGGTGTATAAGCACATCGGTACCACCAACTTGGAACATCTCCCAGGCAGTTTTATCAATAAATTTGTAGTCGTTTCCCTTCTCGGGACGGTATAAACTCAGTCTTGGCATAGTATATGTATTTACCTATTCCGTCACAAGGCATAAATACTTATATGAGCCAAATAGACAACGCAAAACAAGAAGTATTTGATTACGTAAAAGCAATGCTCGGCGATGGTATGATCGACGTCGAACTAGATCCTGTACACTATGAAACAGGACTTAAACGTGCATTAGGTGTTTTTAAACAAAGATCTGATAATGCTGTTGAAGAAAGTTACATCACTCTAACACTTGAAAAAGAAAAGAATGATTATATTTTGCCTGATGAAATACAGCAAGTAAGACAAATTTTTAGACGTTCAGTTGGTTCACGTACAGGTAATGGAACTGGTGGTACAGTTTTTGAACCCTTCAACTTAGCATACACAAACACATATTTGTTAAGTTCAACAAATATGGGTGGACTTGCTACATACGAATTATTTGCAGGATACCAAGAACTAGTAGGTAAAATGTTTGGTTCATTTATCAACTTTACTTGGAACCCACAAAGCAAGAAACTAATTATTATGCAACGCCCAAGAGGAGAAGAACAAGTACTCCTATGGTGTTACAATAATAAGCCTGATTACACTATCATAAATGATCAGTATGCAGGACAGTGGATAAGAGATTATACACTTGCAAACTGTAAAGTTATGTTAGGACAAGCAAGAGAAAAGTTTGCTAGTATTGCAGGACCACAAGGCGGTACTGCACTTAATGGTGCTAGTATTAAGCAAGAAGGTTTTTCAGATATTGAAAGACTTACAGCAGAACTAGTAACACTTGTACCAGGCGGACAGGGATACTATTGGATTAACGGATAATGAAAGCAACAGAATTTATAGCAGAAGAATACGAACAGTTTTACACTGAGACTGCCAAAATGGTTTGGGGTAGAACAACTGGTACTGCCAAAGGCGGAAAAACCAAATTGCGTTTTCGTTGCTCATCAGGACCACGAGCAGGTAGACAAGTAAGTCATCCGTCCAAATGTCATCAACAATATAATGTTGCTAAAGCACAAAAAATGAAGACAACCAGAGCTAGAACTGGACCTACAGCAGTACGTAGACAACAAAGAACTAAGTCCATTAACACAGCAAGTGTGTTAGCACGTAAACTTAATACGGGCAAAGGCGGACAGCCAAGACCTTATATTTAGACTTGACATTCCTGTAAGTGATGCTATAATGTATAGTATTACTTAGGAGATATCATTTATGATTATAGGCATTTGCGGCTTTATTGGCTGCGGCAAAGACACAGTAGCAGATTATCTAACAAACGATCACGGCTTTAGAAGAGAAAGTTTTGCAGGAACACTGAAAGATGCAGTGTCCTACGTTTTTGGTTGGGATAGAGAAATGCTCGAAGGTAGATCTAAAGAAGCTCGTGAATGGCGTGAACAAATAGACCCGTGGTGGGCAGAGCGACTAGATATGCCAACTTTAACACCAAGATGGGTATTGCAATATTGGGGTACAGAAGTTGCTAGAAAAGGCTTTCACGATGATATTTGGGTAGCAAGTTTGGAGAACAAATTACGTAATAGCACAGATGATGTTGTTATTAGCGATTGTAGATTTCCTAATGAAGTTAAAGTTATACACGAAGCAGGCGGTAAAGTTATTTGGGTAAAACGTGGAGATTTACCTAGTTGGTACGTAACTGCACAACAAGCAAATGAAGGATCAAATTCTCACATCAACGAAATGAAACAGCAAAAAATACATCCTAGCGAATGGGCGTGGATTAATAGTAAGTTTGATGCTGTAGTTGAGAACAATGGATCTATTGATCAGTTGTATGCACAGGTTGAAAATCTGCTAGTAGTCAGCCACTAAGTCACCCTGTTTCCAGCGTATATTTTCTTTAGATAACACGCTCCTACAATTAGCACATACAGTTTTTAGATTTTGCGGTCTGCAATTATCAAGGTTTTCATCTACGTGAAATACTCTGAATACTTCTTTGTGTGGTGATCGAAAGCCGCATTTATCACACTGTTTTTTAATTTTGTATCCTGCACGTTGCCATCTAGGCACACCGTGATACAGTCCGTGTTTACTGCAAGCCTCACACAAACTCCTGTAATATGTCTTACCTTGCTTCTTATAGTTAACTGCACGGGGTCTTAATCCGCACTTACATAGTGGTCTCATACATATATTTACACCTTTTAGACCCCTTTTTCTTACGGTATAAACAGCACTTTTTTGATAATCCTACTAAATACATTAGTAATACAGATTAGGTATAACAATATACTTTTACATTACCAGGAGAAACAGGAATGGCACTACAATCACCAGGCGTTGAAGTAACCGTAATAGATGAGAGTTTTTACACCCCCGCTGAACCGGGTACTACTCCTCTTATCGTAGTTGCAACAGCCCAAGATAAAATTAACGCTGCTGGCACAGGAACTGCTTCAGCGACAACAGCCGCAAATGCTGGAAAAGCATTTAAGGTAACATCACAGAAAGAATTAGTAGATCTTTTTGGAGTTCCAAACTTTGAAAAGACAGCAAGTAATACTCCAATTCACGGAAGTGAATTGAACGAATATGGTTTGTTAGCAGCATATTCATTGCTAGGCGTAAGCAACGCAGCATTTATTACTAGAGCTAACGTAGACTTAGGTCAACTGGCAGGTACAGCGGATGCTCCGGGAGCGAATCCAAATGATGGTACTTGGTGGGTTGATACTAGAGGAACAACTTGGGGTATCCAGGAATGGAATGGCGCTGCAATAACAACAACAGGCGGCCAAAAATTTACTAACAAGACTCCAATTGTTTTAACTGATACAGATACAACTAAAATTGATTCCGGTACAGGATTACCTAAAGGTTCAGTAGGTGCTATCGGAGATTATGCAATCGTTTTTGAAACAGTAGACGGTTCAGGAACATTTACTGCAAGTAAAGAAACAGCAAGAGTGTATTACAAATCCGCTGGTAATGGTGTTTCTCCAACAGCAGGTACTTGGGTACTTGTTGGTAGTAATGATTGGACTGCAAGTCACCCAACAATTACAGGTGGCACATTTACTGCATCAAGTGGTAAGTTCAGCATCAACAGCACAGACTTTGAAGTAACTGGCACACTTGACGATTTAGTAACAGCAATTAACGGACAGATTAGCAGAACACAAGGTATCTATGCTAGAAACGTAAGTGGTAAACTTTACCTTTACGCACAAGGCAAAGAGCAAGATGCTAACAATGCAGACTCAACATTAACACAAGCAATTGTTATTGATGATGCAAGTACAAGTCCAGCAATTGACTTTGCTACATTAGGTATTGCAAAAGGAACTTATTACTCACCTGCATTACAGCAAAGCGCACATACAACTGTTCCACAATGGAAAACAGGCGACAGTGCTCCAAGACCAACAGGAAGTGTTTGGTTAAAAACAACTGAACCTAACAATGGTGCAAGATGGAGAGTTTATAACTGGTCATCTGCAACAACAACTTGGAACGCAGTTAACAGTCCAATTTACGGAACAGGACACGAGGCTATATATTGGTTAGACAGAAGCGGCGGCGGCACGAACATTGCTACTGATGCAATTTTTGTACAATCAAACAGCAACGAACATAGTGGTTTTGATGCTACTCCATCAACTGCAACATTTAGAATGTGGCGCAGAGCAGGAACTGGCAACACTATTATTAAGTCAAGCGAAATTACATCATCTACATTTACTTCAGGTATAAACACTGTAGAAATTTCAGAAAGTGTAAAAGGAAGCGCAAGTTTAGCAACGGCAATTAGTGTGTCGTTTACAGCAACTGGTGCAACTACAGACGCAGACTTACTTGCTGACGCAGTTAACAGTGCAGGCTTTACTAACATTGAAGCAGCAGTAACAACTGATAACGAAGTACAAATTTTCCACAAATTAGGTGGAGACTTTAGATTAAAAGACGGTGCTAACACACCAATTGCAGCGGCTTTCCCAGCATACAACATTAACACTTTAGCAGGCACAGCAAACTTATATGCTGCACCAGCAGGAAGTGATGATGACTTTGTAGCAAGTTTATGGCAGCCACTAGCAGCAAGTGACTTTAAAGCAAGTTCAGACAATCCAGAAAATGAACCAGCAGACGGACAACTTTGGTACAATCCAGAGTTTAGCGAAGTTGACATTATGGTACACAATGGTACTACTTGGGTTGGATATCAAAATGTTTATGCTACAACTTCACCAAATGGCCCAATTGTTTCAGCAACTGAGCCAAGTGCAACTACTGGACAATCAGATGGTACTGCACTAGTAGATGGTGATCTTTGGATTAGCACAGCAGATTTAGAGAACTTCCCAACTATTTACAGATGGAACGGAACTACACTTGCTTGGGTACAAATTGATAAAACTGATCAAACTACAGAAGAAGGTGTACTGTTTGCAGATGCACGTTTTGGTTTATCAGGTGCTACTGGTAACACAGCAGCAGAAATCAAAGACTTACTTACAAGCGACTACTTAGATCCAGATGCTCCAGATCCTGCACTTTATCCGCAGGGTATGTTGTTATGGAACTTACGTAGAAGTGGTGGTAACGTTAAGAAGTACAACAACAATTACATTGACACAACTGCTGATAATGAAAGATTTAACAACAGTGAGTCAATGACAAACTACGCAACAGACAGATGGACTACTGAGTCAGGCAACCAAGAAGATGGTAGCGGATCATTTGGTAGAAAAGCACAGCGTATGGTTGTTACACAAGCATTGAAATCTGCAATTGACACAAGTGATGAGATTAGAGACGAAGAAAGACGTAACTTTAACTTAATTGCTTGTCCAGGTTACACAGAAACAATGAGCAACCTTGTTAACTTAAACATTGACAGAGGCTTAACAGCATTTGTAGTTGGTGACACACCATTTAGATTACCAGCAGATGCTACATCACTAACAAACTATGGTTCTAATGCAGAACTAGTTGTAGACAACAACGATAACGGTATTGTTACATACGATGAGTATATGGCAGTATTTTATCCAAATGGATTTACAACAGACCTAGGCGGAGCAAACGCAGTTGTTCCTAGCTCACATATGATGCTAAGAACTATTGCACTAAGCGATCAAGTATCGTTTCCGTGGTTTGCACCAGCAGGTACAAGACGTGGTGGAATTAGCAATGCTACAGCAGTAGGATTTATTGATGCAGCGACAGGCGAATTCCAAACAGTTGCACTTAACGAAGGACAGCGTGATACGTTATATGATCAAAAGATTAACCCAATTACATTCTTTAATGGTGTTGGATTAGTTAACTACGGTCAGAAGACAAGAGGCAGAAATGCATCCGCGTTAGACAGAATTAACGTTGCAAGATTGGTAGTATACTTACGTAGTCAACTTAATAAATTGGCTCGTCCGTATATCTTTGAACCAAATGATAAAATCACTAGAGACGAAGTCAAACAAGCAGTAGAAAGTTTACTACTTGAGTTAGTTGGCTTAAGAGCTCTTTATGATTTCGCTGTTGTTTGTGATGAAACAAACAATACGCCAGCAAGGATTGATAGAAATGAACTTTATGTAGACATTGCTATTGAACCTGTTAAGGCTATTGAGTTCATTTACATTCCATTGCGTGTCAAGAACACAGGAGAAATATAATGCCTATTACATCACTTAATAACTTTGGGGTACCAACAGACGCAGGCAACCAAGTGCTCTTGATGCCAAAGTTAAAGTATCGCTTTCGCGTTACTTTACTTGGATTCGGAGTAAATGCTGCCACAGAACTTACTAAGCAAGTTGTTGATGTTTCAAGACCAAAAGTTGGTTTTGAAGAAATGCCGTTAGACGTATACAACTCAAAAGTATACCTAGCAGGTAAGTACACATTTGAAACATTATCGCTTAACTTACGTGACGATGCGACTGGCGAGGTACAAAAACTTGTCGGTCAACAGGTACAGAAACAGTTCGACTTCGTTGAACAGGCTTCTGCAAGATCTGGTATTGACTACAAATTTACAACTAAGATTGAAGTATTAGACGGTGGTAACGGAAATAACGCAGCAGGCGTTAACGTGCTTGAAACACAAAATATGTACGGTTGTTTCCTAACTAACGTTGATTACGGCGATGCAAACTATGGTACTAACGAAGCGATGCAAGTTGCACTAACTATACGCTTTGATAATATGGTACAATGGGGTGCAGGCGAGCAAGGCGTTGGTGTTGGTATTGGTGCTACTGTCGAAAGAACACTCGGCAACACTACTACTGGTGCTACAGCAGCTCAAGGCGCTTAATACTAGTTTTATTAAAAACACTAAAAGCCCGGATATTTTTCCGGGCTTTTTTTATGGCTAAATAATAGTATGGCCAACAAGTTTACAAGATTTCTAACAGATGTGTTCACAGGACTGTCAAATCCTAAAGGTAGAGTAGCGAACTATACACACGCTACTAGATTGTTTATTGATGATAATTTTAGACTTTCTCCTAAACACAAATACAACTACTACGTAAGAGTTGAATTAGATCCTTCAGCACATAAAGCACCTAACTTTACTGCTAAACACGCAGAAGAAGTTGGATTGTTAGTTAAAAATATCAACTTACCTAGTTTTAAATTTGATACAGAAGTTTTGAATCAGTATAATAGAAAGAAAATTATCTATAAGATGATTAATTATGATCCTGTACAGTTTACATTCCACGATGATAATCAAGGTGTAGTAAATGCACTTTGGGCATTGTATTACGGATACTATGTTGCAGATAGAAACTTACCTAACTCTGCATTTGACTTTAATCATTATCGTGTTACTGATACTAATATGGACCAGTATAGATATGGTTTAGATAATAATATTACCACACCATTATTTAAGAGTGTGCAAATCTACACAATGGGTCGTAGAAGATTTATTGGCTACGAATTAATTAATCCAAGAATTACATCTTGGCAACACGGTGACTTTGATTATCAGGCAGGAAGTGAACCTGCAGAAAGTACAATGCAACTGCAATATGAAGCAGTGAGATATTCAGCAGGTACTGTTAGTGAAGGTTCGCCTAAAGGCTTTGCAACTTTACATTATGATACTACACCAGGTCCATTGCAAATGGGCGGTGGCGGAGTAAGTAACTTACTCGGCAGCGGTGGCGTACTTGACGGATTAGAATCAGTATTTGGTGCTGTTGGTGATGGTAGTGCATTTAGTTCACCACAAGGTTTCTTAAGCACAGCAGTATCAGCAATTAACACTTACAAGAATGCAAAAGGTTTAAGCAAGGACAGTATCTTACAAGAAGGTATTAATATTTTAACTAGTCCAGCAGGCCAACAGACTGTTGCAAATACAATTAATGGTGTAGTAGGAGCAGTGTTTCCTAAGAATACAAACACAAAAGGAACTACAACTGCATCACCAAAAAAAGTATTAGGCGGTAGTGGAGTAGGTAGACAGGATATAGGAACATAATATGGCAGGCGAAGTACAAACTAACTTACCACAAAAAATAGTACAAGATAGTGGAGCAAGAACTAAATTATTCTTTGACACATATGGTAAAGAACCTTTATCTTATAAAGTTCCAGACATTGATGCTGCTATTAACTTTTTTAGAAAAAAAGGATTTACTGATCCTGCTGCAAATTTATCAGCAGCGGTTTTACTTAAACAAGCAAAACTAGAAAACATTCCAATTAATGAATTATTAGATACATTATCTGGTTTACAAGAACTACAAGTATCTGCATTAGTAGGCGAGATTATGAATAATCATAGACCGTCAACTTCAACACTTGGTTATAGACAAACTACACCAGATGTAAGTAAAGAACGTAATGTGGTTGTGTAAATGGCAAAGTTTGCACAGGGTCGCTACGTAGTTAAAAATCCTGCAAAGTATGTAGGTACAAAAAGTCCACTTGCAAGAAGCAGTTGGGAAACTGTTTTTATGCGTATGTTAGACGAACATCCAAGTGTAGCACAGTGGGCAAGTGAAAGTATTAAGATACCATACAAAGATCCGTTGACAGGAAAGTATTCAATTTATGTCCCGGACTTCTTTATTGTTTATAATGATAAGAATGGTAAGCAACACGCAGAAGTAATTGAAGTAAAACCTAAGAATCAAACGTTGCGTGAAAAAGTAGGTAAAAGCAGATTTAACCAAGAACAATATATAAAAAATATGGCCAAATGGGAGGCTGCTGCTGCTTGGTGTAAGCAAAAGCGTGTTAGATTCCGCATAGTTAGTGAAGAAGAAATATTTCATCAAGGTGCCAAGCGCAAATAAATACTATTATAATATGGTAAAACAATATGACCAAAAAGTTAGAAGAATTATTTAATATGGAAGATCAAAAAGTTGCAGAAGAACAAATTGCAACTGAAGAAGCACCTGTAGAAACTAAAGCAATTGATCCTGAAGTAGCACAAGAAGAAATCAAAAGTGTAGATGCTTCTTACAAAGCAATTGCACAAGTTACTAAGGACTTGCCACAAATGCGTGAACTAGACGCAATGGGCGAAGGTGAATTGGATCATCTTGCAAGTAAAGCAGAACAAGCATATGACGATCTTATGGATTTGGGTATGAATGTAGAAGTACGTTATAGCGGACGTATATTTGAAGTAGCAGGTAGTATGTTAAAGAATGCTATTGATGCAAAAACCGCTAAAGTTGATAAAAAACTTAAAGCAGTTGATCTACAACTGAAAAAACTTAAAATTGACCGCGATTCTCCAGAAGATCCCAATGAATTAGTGGATGGAACTGGCTATGTAATGCTAGATCGCAATGAATTAATTAAGAAATTAGGCGGAAAGGAATAAATAGTAATATGAAGACGTTTAAAGAATATCTCGCAGAGAGCAAAAAAGTATACAGTATCAAAGTAAAGGTTGCTGGAGAGCTTCCTGAAGGCTTTGGTGATGATTTGAAGTCAAGACTAGACAACAGAGGCATTGTTGAATTTGAACAATTGAAAACTACACCAGTTACTGAAACACCGCTAGACTTTCCACAGTTAGCAAACTGTGAAGTACATACGTTTTCATTGGTTACAGAATATCCTTGCACACCAACTGATGTTGAAAAAGAAATTTTTGAAATGGGTTGTTGTAAAGAAGGAATGTATGTAGCACGTAATGCATTAAGTCCATCAGAAGAGTATCAAGCAACTGACGGTAAGCGTGAAGGTGCATTGTTACACGATAACGAATACAAAGAAGGTATTGCTGTAGCACACAAAGATTATTTCGGTGATGAGTTTAATAAGTCATTTTTACAAGACTTATCCAAAACAGCAGCCGAACGTGCAAAAGAATTGGGGCACGATAAATTAAAAGCGGACGTTTACCAAGACGTACCAAAATTAAAACAAGATGACGCAGGTGTAAAAAGTCCTGTAGGGAGTAACTAATATGGATTTTCAAGAACTAGTACGTAAGATGACTGCTATTGATACCGCGCAAAACACACCTGTAGAAACAAAGACAGATGAGTGTGGTATGAACGAGATGCCACCTATGATGGCACCAAACGCACCAGATATGATGCAGCCAAAAGAAAAAGAAGAAGCAACAATGAATATAAACATTACTGCTAAAGGCGATGCAATTGACGACGTGCTAAAGTTAATGACGAAAGTTAATCCAGATATGATTAACCAGCCTGAAAAACCAGAGATGCCTACTTTATCAATTATGGCACCAGGTATGGACGGACCGATGGATGAACCAGAAGGGCCAATGCCTAAACCAATTAACAAATTAATTCCAGACTTCGACGGCGACAATGATGATATGCCAGGCGGAGAAAAAGATCTTCCTAAAGACCACGATAAAGATCACGTAATGATTAAGTCACTAGATAAAGACGGTGATGACGATCACGATATGGATGATCACGATATGGAAAAAGACGACAAAGATGATGATAAAAAGGATAAAGAAGAAGCGTGGGCAAACGAGCCTGACGAAGATGAAAGATCCGTTAATTATCAAATGACAAAATTACAAGGTGGAATGAACCGCAGAAAAGGAACACATCCTAAAGTTGCTGGTGCAGACAATCCTATGCAAAAAGTAAAAGAAGGCGACGACTTACGTGCTTCTATTAAAGCAGAATTACAAAAAGCGTTAGCAGAAACTAAAGGAGCAAAATAATGGCAGACTTATTAACATCAACGATTGGCGGTGGTAGCTCAGTATTAGTTGCAGCAAATAGAAAACCTGCAGCAGATGTTACTGCTATTGACTTCCCAGGTGGAAAAAATTTAACATTTTTTGAAGTTGATTTTGGAGCAGCAGCAAATGCTGAAACAGGTGCTAATGAAGCAATCCAAGCACTTATCGAAATTATCGGTAAGTATTGTACAATTGTTATCAGAGGCGACCTACACGCAACTAACCAAAAGATGTGTTTTGCAGTTGAACAATCAAATGCATCATTAGATTATGATGGTGCTGGAGCAGAAACACTAGTAGAACAAATTGAAGATGAATGTATTGCACTAGGTGCTACATACGGAAACAACAACTTCGATATGACTGCTGTAACTGCAACAGTTAAAACATCATTTGATTTCGCATAAATCATAAGTTTCATATTATCCAAATAGGCTCTTCGGAGCCTATTTTCTTCTATAAATACTTGTATGGCAAAGAGTTTAGATGGCGTTCAAATTAAGAAGGCCCATAAAAAACAAAAATATACACTTGAAGAAGTTAAGCACTTAGAGGCTTGTATGGATCCTATTACAGGACCATTATATTTCTGTGAAAACTTTTTAACTATTCAACACCCTACAAAAGGATCAATGAAGTTTGTACCATACGGATTTCAAAGAGAACTAATACAAGCATACGCAGAAAATAGATATTGTGTTGCTATGTTACCAAGACAGATGGGTAAAACAACTTGTGCTGCTGGTTACCTACTATGGTACACTATGTTTACACCTGAATCACAAGTTTTAATTGCTGCACACAAATATACAGGTGCGCAGGATATTATGAATAGATATAGATTCGGTTACGAAACTTTACCAGACTTTATACGTGCAGGTATCTATACATATAACAGAAACACAATTGAATTTGATAATGGTAGTAGAATACAAGCAACTACTACAACAGAAGATACTGGACGTGGTAAATCACTTTCATTAATATATTGTGATGAGTTTGCATTTGTGCAACCGCCAGAGAAAGCCAAAGAGTTTTGGACTGCACTTTCTCCTACACTGTCAACAGGTGGTAAAGCAATCGTTACAAGCACACCAAACTCAGATGAAGATCAGTTTGCTATGATTTGGGCAGAAGCAAATAAAAAGTTTGACGAACACGGCAATGATCAGAAAGTAGGTACGAACGGTTTCTATCCTTACTTTGCTCCGTGGACAGAACATCCTGATAGAGATGATGATTGGGCAAACGAAGAACGTGCAAAGATTGGCGAAGAAAGATTTCGTCGTGAGTTTGATTGTGAGTTCTTAATATTTGATGAAACATTAATTAACAGTGTTAAACTAGCAACACTTGAAGGCAAAGAGCCTATTGCTAATACAGGACAAACACGTTGGTATAGTAAAATTAATCCTAAAGCAACACACTTAATTGCACTTGATCCTAGTTTAGGTACAGGCGGTGACTACGCTGCAATACAAATATTTGAAATGCCAGCAATGAAACAAGTTGGCGAATGGCGACATAATTTGACTCCTGTACAACAACAGATTAGAGTGCTTCAAGATATTTTAAAATATATTACTAACGAACAAATTGCAGGCGGCAATCCTAATCCTACTGTTTACTATAGTGTAGAAAATAACACAATAGGTGAAGCAGCACTTGTTGTTATTACTGACATTGGCGAAGAAAACTTTAATGGATTATTTTTAAGTGAACCTATTAGAAAAGGACACGTAAGGCGTTATAGAAAAGGATTTAATACTACACACAAGACTAAAATTACAGCGTGTAGTTTATTTAAAAATGCATTGGAAAGAGACAAAATGTCAATATCTAGTAAACCTTTGATATCTGAACTTAAGACATTTGTAGCAACAGGTGTCAGTTACAATGCAAAAACAGGCGAACACGACGATCTAGTATCAGCAGTATTGCTAATTATGCGTATGGCAGATCAATTAGCAAACTGGGATCCAAAAATATATGAAAAAATGACGGAGAGAATGACTGACGACGAGTATCCATTGCCGATATTCGTATCTGGCGGTTTTTGATAAATACTTATATGGACGCAACTAATAATATAGCAACAGACTTATTTTTTAAGGTTAGAAGTAGATTTTCTAATCTAAAACTTGGTGATGATTCAGGACAAATTACTATTAACCCTGAAGATGCACGTTTCTTTGACTTCGACTATATGGAAGAAGATAAGAAAATTGGACACGTAAGTATTAGTCTTGCAGAGCCAAACTCAATGAAAGTATACTTTTCCAATGGTATTACTGAGGGTATGGACAGAGACCAAAAAGATGGTTGGTATGGGTTTTTGAGAGAATTAAGAAAGTTCGCAAAACGTAGACTACTAGCATTTGACACAAGAGATATTGCAAAGGATAATTTAGATAAAAGAGATTATGCTTTCCTTAGTCAATATGCAAACCCAGCGTCAGACAATGATACAATTACAAAACCTGTCGGAGAGAATGTAATGAATGAGAGTAATTTATATGGAACTAAAACACAAAGTTTCCAGAAACTAGAAGATACGAAACTTATTATCAAGCACAGCAAAAAACTTGCTGATGATATGGAATTAAAACCAGGTGCAAGATCAAGAAATATTTCTGCACTATTTGTACAGAACGAATCAGGAGAAAGATTTAAATATCCTTTCGTTCACTTAGCAGGTGCAAGAGCAATGCAACGTCACGTAGCGAACGGTGGCGCACCATACGATGAAATTGGTGAAAGCATTGTTAAGATGAGTGAAGAAATTGCTCAACTTAAAACATTTACAGGCTATGTTGTACGCAACGATTTGATGAACTCCGACACTAATCGAATTGTTGAACGCAGTAAAGTACAACTTGACACTCTCAGAGAAAGAATTGGAAAATTATCTAAACAGTCATACTATGAGGCTTTTAAAGAATCATTTGAGGCAACAGCAGACGTAGAAGTAGACGATGATGTGATGGAGCAGTACAAAGATATGTTTACTGTTAAGAACTTTAAAGAGGACTTAACTGATGTATTCCCAGTAATTCATAGATTAATGAAAGAAGAAGAAACAGTAGGCTATGACGACATAGTCGGTATGACGGCAGAGGCTGAACCAAAACTTGCTGAAGAACACGAAGACACAATCGATACACTACCGGGCTTTGAAAAATTTGAAAGTTGGGTAGACGCATTAGGCGAAGAAAGTCCAATCCAAATTGCAGATGATGAAGAAAAAGCAGATATGGTAAAAAGTTTAAATGAACTTACAAGCCAAGAGTTTGCAGCAGGCGTTGATGGCACAAACGCAATTACAAGTTTAGAAGGCATTATCGATGATCCAAAACTAGAGCAAGATATTAAAGCAAAAGCAACTGAAGATGCTAACGCTGATGTAAGACCTTTGCTTAAAGCGTGGATCGAAGAAAATGCGCCAGACGTACTAGGTGAATTAGATTTCGGTGATATGGCAGACGAACCTGCTGTAGGAGCAGACGAAGTTGAACCACAACAAGAAGATATGTCAAAAGGTTTTAACAAGTATGGACTTGCTGCTATTAATAAAGGTGGCAAATTCTATAGCATTAAAGACAATGAGATTACAGGCGAGTTTGATAGCATTGAAGAACTTAAAAAACATCAAGAAGAATTACTTAACAAAGAAGAATCAGTTGAAGTTGCAGAAGGCGGCAATGCTTGGGATTTAGCAGTTACTACAGGAATGGAAATTATTCAAGATTGTGATGATGCAGAAGAATGTATTAAAAGACTTGAAGATGAAATCACAGGTAGCAACGAGCCAGACGAATCCTATGCAGACAAAATTTATCAAGACTACATTGAAAAAATTAAAACAGATGGCTTTGATAAAGTGAGACACGAAATTGATAGACAAGAGTTTCACGGTGATATCGCAGGCGATATTATGGATATGGAAAGCCAAGAAACTGAAGGCAATGAGTTTTCACAAAAAGTAAGACAAATGAAAGCAGCAGGTGCTAAGAAAGGCACTAAGTTTAAAACTTCAGATGGTGAAGAACATACACTAGAAGGTTTAGCAGAATTTATTAAATCTTTTTATGATAAAAATACAGGCACTTTTCCAAAAGGACCAGAAGGTGTTGCTACTATGGTAGGCAAAAAGTTTGGTGAACAGGCTGAGCAAGTTGCACGTAAGATGGTAGAAAGAATGGCTCCTGCACAAGAACAAGGCGCAGAAGACTTAGAAGAACTTGAAAGAATTAAACAACTTAGTATGTTTTAATGATTTTACGTATTGATTTTTTACGTAAAGATGTTTAAATAATAGTGTAGTAGGAAACTGCTACACTATTTTTTTTCACTTTATAAAGGAAAACATTATGTGGACAAAACCAATAGCAACAGAGATGAGATTTGGCTTCGAAGTAACGATGTATGTAGCCAACCGATAGATAAAGAAGTAGAAGTAGATATACACAGATTGTTAGAAACATTGGACTGTGAATAAAGAAAGGATCTTAGGATCCTTTTCTTTTGGCTAAACAAAATCACATTTAGTTAAAAATACACTTGACAAGATAAATAAAGTTGCATATAATACATATATGCATTAGGCATAAAATGACATTTTTTATTAGGCAAACAAAGGAGGCTAACAAATGGCATCATTAGCAGAAATTCGTGCAAAACTGCAAGAAGCAAACAATCGCTCATCTGGTAATTCTACTGGAGGCGGTGACAACGCAATTTACCCACATTGGAATATGCAAGAAGGCAGAGAAGCCGTGGTAAGATTCTTACCAGACGGCAACGCTGACAACACATTCTTTTGGGTAGAACGTGCGATGATTAAATTACCATTCGCAGGTATCAAAGGAGAAACAGACAGTCGTAATACTATTGTGCAAGTTCCGTGTGTGGAAATGTACAACGATGGTACTACTTGTCCAATTCTTTCTGAGGTACGTGGTTGGTTTAAAGACAAATCACTAGAAGATATGGGACGTAAATATTGGAAAAAGCGTTCGTACATTTTCCAAGGGTTTGTAACAGACGATCCTCTTAACGAAGAGAGAACACCTGAGAATCCTATCCGTAGGTTTATTATTGGTCCACAGATTTATCAAATCATTAAAGGTGCTTTGATGGATCCAGAGTTGGAAGAATTGCCAACAGATTATCTTCGTGGTGTTGACTTCCGTATTAAGAAAACATCAAAAGGTGGTTATGCTGACTACTCTACATCACAATGGTCACGTAAAGAACGTGCATTAAATGATACAGAGAATGCAGCAGTTGAACAACACGGGTTGTTTAACTTAAATGATTTCCTTCCTAAGAAGCCAGGTGAAGTTGAGCTTCAGGTAATGAAGGAAATGTTTGAAGCATCAGTTGATGGTGAAGCATATGATCCGGAACGTTGGGGTCAATATTTCCGTCCAGCGGGAATGAGTCAGGCAACTGGCGATCCTAATAAGGCAGCAGCACCAGCAGCAAGTGCTCCGGTAACTCCTGCACCTGCTCCAGCGGCAGAACCTGCTCCAGCAGCAGCGCCTGTAACTGAAGCACCAGCAGCAGCACCAGCGGCAGAAACTGCAACTACTGAGGACAATGGATCGGGTCGTGCGCAAGACATTCTTGCAATGATTCGCAACCGTCAGCAATAAAAAGAGTTTATGAGAGTTCCGGCAAAAACCTCCGTACGGTAACCAGCGAGGTCTCTCATACTTTAACAAAGGAAAGGTAATTATGGCAAAAGCGTTTGACGTAACTAAATTTAGAAAGAGCCTTACAAAGTCCATTGACGGATTAGGTATTGGCTTTAATGATCCTACTGATTGGATCAGCACAGGCAACTATGCACTAAACTATCTTATTAGTGGTGACTTTAATAGAGGTGTACCTCTTGGTAAAGTTACTGTACTAGCAGGTGAATCCGGTGCAGGTAAATCTTATATTGCAGCCGGCAATATTGTAAAATCAGCACAAGAACAAGGTATCTTTGTAGTACTAATTGACTCAGAGAATGCACTTGATGAGAAATGGCTACACGCATTAGATGTTGACACAAGTGAAGAAAAACTTCTTAAACTTAATATGTCAATGATTGATGATGTTGCTAAAACAGTATCAGAGTTTATGAAAGAATACAGAGATATGGCAGGCGAAGAACGTCCTAAAGTATTATTTGTAATTGACTCACTTGGTATGCTACTAACTCCAACAGATGTTGATCAGTTTGGTAAAGGTGATTTAAAAGGTGATATGGGTAGAAAGCCTAAAGCACTAACAGCACTTGTACGTAACTGTGTTAATATGTTTGGTAGTTACAATGTAGGTATGGTATGTACTAACCACACTTATGCATCACAGGATATGTTTGATCCAGATGATAAGATTAGTGGTGGACAAGGCTTTATCTATGCAAGTAGTATTGTTGTTGCTATGCGTAAACTAAAACTTAAAGAAGATTTAGATGGTAATAAAACTACTACAGTAAATGGTATTAGAGCTGCGTGTAAAGTAATGAAAACACGTTATGCAAAACCATTTGAAGCAGTGCAAGTAAAGATTCCATATGAAACAGGTATGGATCCTTATAGTGGCTGCGTTGACTTGTTTGAAGCAAAAGGATTGCTTAAAAAAGACGGTAATAGACTTAAATATACAGACTTAAATGGAGAAGTTCATTTAGAGTATAGAAAGAACTGGACAGGCGATAAATTAAATATGATAATGAATGATCTTAAATCAAAGCCTGAACTGGAAGAAGTCGAAGAACCAGTCGAGGTTGAAGAGGAACCAGTAACAAGCAACGGAGTATAAAACATATGAATAGTGATCTAATAGCAGATATTTGGACTATAATGGTTGAACACATTGAAGAAAAGAAAAAGAAAGATGTGGCAGCAAGTTACATTAATACGCTACTAGATTATGGTGTGAGCGAATCAGTTATTCAAGGACTGTTTGGCATAGACACTTATCTAGATGAAGCAGTCGAGTATGTCTTGGATGACGATGAAGTCGAAGACTATGATGAAGATGAAGATGATCGTTGGGATTAAAGTATGACAAATTGGTATGATCTAGTTTCGAAAGATATCAGCAAGATACCTGATGCTGTTGAGTATTTCAATACGGAACTAATTGCTGCAAAAGCAGAAATTAAAATTAGTGGTAGGATTGAAAAAGCCTCAGCACATTTGCCGGCATCCGTAGAGACTAGATTTAGCCAACTTCAAGAAATTGAAGCAATACTAGAATATCTTAACATTGAACTCCGAAGATTACGTTCTTCGCATTTTAGAAGATATGTTGAAAACTATCAAAGACAATTAAGTTCACGTGATGCAGAGAAGTTTGTTGACGGTGAAGCAGATGTAGTTGACTTTGAAAAAATTATTAACGAATTCGCTCTTATACGAAATAAGTGGTTAGGAATTATTAAAGGACTTGATCAGAAACAGTGGCAATTAACTAACATTGTAAAGTTAAGAACTGCTGGACTTGATGATGCTACTTTGTAGTTTCTAACGCTTTTTCTTTTTTCTCAAGATAACTTTTTACAACATCCGCAAGTTGTGCGTGTGTATCCTGAAACCACGTTGCAACGTGATAATTAAATTTTTTAGGTTTTTGAAATTCTGTAGTTTCTTTAATTGTGTCCATCCAAACTAGATAATCTGGATCTAAATATTCTTTTGCACTATTTGAATTACAGCGTTTATCTATTATTGCAATTTTTCCTGCTGCAACAATACCATCTACGTAACCACGTAGTTCATTTTGGTATGTATCACCAGTCACATATACACCGCCCACTAATTCTGCAAAAGGTTTTGCTAGTGTTGTTTTTCCTGACCCTTCTGGTCCACATATAAGTATTTTCAATAATTTGCTCCTCTTTCACTTCTATATTTACACATAAACTGAGCATATAAATAAAAGTATGAAAACAATTGTACTAGTAACAGGCGGATTTGACCCTTTACACAGTGGACATATTGCCTATTTTAAAGAAGCAAAAAAACTTGGCTCCAAACTAATTGTTGGTGTTAACAGTGATGATTGGTTAGTACGTAAAAAAGGCAGACCATTTATGCCTGGAGAAGAACGTATTGCAATTATCCAAGAACTAGAAGTTGTTGATGAAGTCATTACATTTGATGACAGCGATGGAAGTGCTACAGATGCAATACGCAAAGTAAGGAAAAAATTTCCTGCTACAGAAATAGTTTTTGCTAATGGCGGCGACAGAACTCCAGACAACATTCCAGAATTATTCGATGACGACACAGGCGAACTAACATTTGCATATGGCGTTGGTGGCGATACAAAAAAGAATAGTAGTAGTTGGATACTTGAAGAATGGAAACATCCTAAAACAATTCGTAAGTGGGGTTACTACAGAGTAATTCACGAATATGGTAATAACGTTAAAGTAAAAGAACTTACTGTTGATCCAGGTAAGATGCTAAGTATGCAACGACACAAGGATAGAGCAGAACATTGGTTTGTTGCCAAAGGCACAGCAAACGTTTACACTATTAACAACTCAACAG